GCCATTAGAGCGCCGTTGCATCTTTGAGAATCGTCTGACCGCTATTTTGCCCTTGAAGCAATCCGTTGCGGATTGATGTAACCAAATCCTTCTCGGTGGTTACATTGCCCTGAACGGTCACATTGACAGTTGCTCCTGCACCGTATTGTGCTGCTGCTTGAGCTGCATATCGTGAACCTGAAATTGCTCCGCTAAGTGATGCTCCACCTGCAAGCCCTGATTTGAGGGATGTTTGTGCTATTGGATCGGTGAGTGCAATTGAATCAAGCATCTTTTGTTGCGCTGCTGCTTGTGCTTCTGCTTGAGCTGCATAACGCATTCCAGAGATTTGTGCTGGTGTCAGTTTTGTTGCAACGCTTGATGGCATCGTTGAGAGAATTTTTTCTGCTTGGCTTGGTGTCAATGCTTCAATTGCTGCTTTGCCAGTAGCCACGAAACCGCCACCACCACCCCCACCGCCACCGCCACCGCCACCGCCAGGTGTTGGTGTTGGTGTCGGTGCAAGTTTTGCTCCAACTGCTGCATTGTAGGCATTCAAAGCTGCAAGAGCATCACGCCAAGATTGTGCTGCTTGGTTGCCAGGTGTTGGCCACAAATCTGATGGAGTTACACCTTCAGAAATCTTCTTGGCATAATCTGAAACTTCTTTGCTAGTCAGTTTCCACTTATCCATCAAAGCATTAACTTCGGTTTGATCTAGCTTGCCATCATTGATTGCTTTGAAGAAGTCAAGATACATCTCTGCCTGTTGCTTGGTGACTCCCCATTGCTTTGCAAGCAGGTCAATTTCTTCTGTTGAAAGGTTTGCATCATTGACTGCAAAGATGGCGGTTGTGTAAGCGACAACGGCTTCTTTGCTAATACCCCACTTGCCAGCAAGAAGGATGACTTCTTCAGGTGAAATGGTCTGATCCGCAACGACTCCTAGCAAATCAACATATCGCTGAACGGCTTCATTTGCCTTCATTTGCGCTTTCATGTTTTCAAGAACTGCTTCAAGGCGGCGTTGTTCTTGCAAATTGTTTTGCTTAAGAAGATTCAGGCGTGCTGCTTCAAGCTGAATTGGGTCTGTATCTGAAACATTTCTGATGCCAAATTTGTCAAGACCTGCTTTTTTGATTGCAGCACGCATTTCAGCGGCTTTCTTTTCAGCAGCCGTGAGAAGTTTTGTGTTAGTTGTTGTTGTGGTGACAATTTTGTTGTTCTTGATGTTTGCTGCTGCAACTTGCTTTGCAAATTCATTAAGTTCGCTCAAATGTGAATTATATGTTTGAGTTGATGCTGCACCTTTATCGGTTGCATCTGTCATCTTGTTGATTGCAACATATGCTGCACCTGCTGCTACGACAAAAGTTCCAATGGCTGCTGCTGCTGCGATTGCCGAAGCACCGCCTGTGGCGAACGCGGTTGCGGTGCCGGCAGCGGTTGCTGCTGCTGCTTGCTTGACAAAAGCTGCTCGTAAGAGACCGATGGCGGTGACAATGCCATAAATACCTGTTGCTAATTTTGCGCCGATAAAGATTGCAGCAAATGCTTTGACTGCCCACAAATTGTCAGCAATAGTTTTGAAGAATCCTGCCAACAACTTGCCAACTGTGACAAGAGTTGTGCCGACATCTTTCAAACCTTCTGCAAGTTGGTCTTTGTTTGTACCAACCCATTCCTGAATTGCAGGTAGGACATTTGATGTGATGTAATTTGCAAATTCTTCCAAAACAGGAATGAGTGCATAACCAATTTGATCAACAATTTGATTAAATGCCAACTGCAATTTGATCATTCTAAATTCAAAAGTTTCAGCGCGTTTTTCAGCTTGTCCTGCAAATGTTTCACTTAAAGATTTCAAAATTGCATCAAGGTCTTTTGCCTTTACTGCATTTTTATCAAGTGGAACACCAAGTCTTGTGAGTGCGCCAATGTTTCCACCAAGCGCCCTAGCAAGTGCTACGGAAACAGCTCCTAAATCTTTTGATGCACCGGCTGAAATATCAAGTGCCAAAGCCTGTAAGGATTGAGCCTGTGCCACATCTCTTGTTGCTGTTGTCAAAATTTGAAGTGAAGGAATCAATTCATTGTTGTCAACACCAACAAGAAGTTCAAGTTGATCTAAATATGCAGTAGTTGCACCAATAGCCTCGTTGGTTGCCCCTGTTGTGTTGCGAAGAGCTGTTGCCAATGCTGCTTGTTGCTTTTGATCTTCCATTGCGCCTTTGACGGCATCCACGCCGACTTTTACTGCAAAAGCGCCAACTGCAACTGTTGCAACTGCAAAGGCTTTGCCAATTTTTTTTCCTGAATCAATAAACTTTGCTTCAAGGTTTTTGAGGTCTTTGACTGCTTGCTTTGAACCTTTGTCATTATAGACGGTGATTATGCGCTCGACAATTGCCACGATTTACACCTCTCTCTGACTAACAATGGAATCAACTCGTGCTTGTGCTTTTGCAGATGCTTTTTCAACTGCATCACGAATGCCGTTCAATGCTTTATATCTGTTGTTATCAACTGCACGAATAAGTGCGCGACCTTTATCTTTACCATCACCACGAGCAGTTGGCAAAACACCGTGTTCTCTTTGAATCACACCAATAAAGTGTTGCGAAGCCTGTGGATTGCGTGAACGGCTTGTCTTGCTTCGTGAGCGTGATGCCCCACTTCCACGACCTGCCGTTTCAAAGATTGCACCACCTGGGTCACGCTGAATGACTCCGTAAGTGTTGCGAAATCCTGTGCCGTTCTTCTTAGAAGTTGCGGCTGTTTGCTTGATTCCTGCTTTAGCTCGTTCGGCATCATAGGCAATGAATCCGCGAGTTTGATCTTGTGCTAATGGGCCGACTCCATTGAATCTTTTGAATCCGCCTTTTTGCCATCCTGAAGGGTGGATTTGATCATTGCTTGGAAGATAGCCTTTTGCCTCAAGCACAATTGGTGCAAGAATTCCGCGAATTTCTTTATTTAATTCTCTTTTGAGGTCAGGCGCGAAGCGTTCAAGAGCGATGATGTTTTCGGTTAAACCTTGCATCACAACTTTGTAATTGATTTCCGCCATTTAATTGCTTCGCGCCTTCGCTCGTTCTTTCATGTATATGACTATTGCTTCAAGTATGCCATCGGGAGCATCAAGCAAATCATTTGGAGATATACCTGTCTCCACAGAAACCGCTGCTATTGAATAGGTCAGGCTGTTTCTGTGGATTCGGAATTTGGGTCTGTGTCCAACGAGACTGCTTCTAGTGTATCTAAGAAGTCAGGGCCGAAGGGTTTGACAACTTTTCCGTTTGCTCTAAGCGCGAGCCAACCTAAATAATAGATATGCTCTAGCTTTTGTTCTTCGCCAATAAGTTTTGCGAGTCCTTTTCCATACTTTTGTTCAAAGTCAACGATGATTCGTGGTCGCAATGAATATGTTGCATCCGTTCCATCGTTTGTTTTTACCTTTATGAATAAGCCATCCATTTTGTTTCCCCCTTAGTTTTTTATGTTGTTGTCTTTGTAATTCCGCCGCTGATAGGCCACGACACGCTTGCAGTTGCTAACTCGCCCACGGCACCATTCAACGGAGTCCATTCTGACACAACCGCAGAAAAACTGTATTGCGGATTGATGGCAGTTGTTGTTGCGTTAGCAGGCTTGACTGCAATTGTAACTGCTGTTCCAAGCGTTGGATAGATTGTCTGCTCCACGCTTGAAGTTGCATAATCTTGATGAAATTCAAGAGTGACTGAGTTATCTGCAAGACCTGCAACACGAGTCTTTGAAGTTTGTCCGAATGCTGTGGTCTCAACGATGTCAAAAGTTGAACTCAATGAGACTGAACTGATGTGATCGCTCAAGTCGGTTGATCCGAAAAGAACATAGCAATTTGTGAGAACGATTCTTGCCATTACACAACCGCCTTAGTGATTGCGCCGGTTACAGGCCAAGAAACACTTGCTGTGGCTAGTTCGCCCACGGCTCCATTTACCGGAGTCCACTCTGAGATAACCGCGTTGCAGGAATATGATGGATTGAATGCGCCTGTTACTGATCCATTTGGCTTCACAATTACTGCTGCAACTGTGCCAAGTAGTGGATAAATTGTTTGTTCAACTTCGCTTGTTGCGTAATCCTGATGAAATTCAAGAGTGATTGAATTGTCTGCAAGACCTGCCACGCGAGTCTTTGTTGCTGATGATGAAAATGCTGTTGTTTCTACGACATCAAATGTTGATGAGAGCGAGACTGAGCTGACTAGGTCGCTCAAATCTACTCCACCAACAGAGATGAAGGCGTTTGTAAGAACGATGCGTGCCATTAGTTGGTCACTCCTTCTGTTGCTGGTTTGATGGATGGTGATACTGCATTGCTTGCCTTGATGTGGTTTGCAGAAATGAGTGCTTGTGCGCTTACTCCTGCATCAACAAGTTCTTTGTCGGTGATTGACTCACCCTTCTTTTTGCCACAGACCTCTCGATCTGAGATGACGGTGTATGCCATTGGTTCTCCTTATCCCCAAATCGTGATTCTGTAACGATAGGAAAGAAATGTGACTCCTTGTGAATCATAAGTACCTGCTTCGGCACCTGTGACTCGCAAGGTGTTGACTGTTCCCCCAAGAGTGCGATCACCTTCAATTGCTGTTTTGATAGAACTTGCGCCTGAACCTGCAAGGTATGCATCAAGTTTGTCTTGTCCAGCACGCTCTGAAAAGCGTTGCACAATCACAAGGACATCAACCTGCGCTTGGTCGAGACCGCGAGCA